CGGGGCAAAGATTCCTTCCTCTCTTTTTTGTTGATTATAATACAATTTCAATAAGAAGAAAAGCCCTTACATTCCTCGCGGGCAGCTGCAGGATTGTGAGGGCTTTTCTTTTTCTGTTATCAATTGTTACTTTAACAGATTCACTGGCTTTTGTCACGCATTATCGTGCGAGATAATTCACTATATTTCGAGATTACAGACTCTTTACCATCGCGTCAAAACCGGCTGTTTTCAGCTTCTTTACTACCGTATTAGCCGCATTTTTGGTACTGTAGGTGCCCACCTGGACACGGTATGGAACGAATCCAGATACCTTACGGATGGATGCGGAGAAGCCTTTCTTTTTCAGGAGTTTCACCATCACGTTTGCATTGTCTTTTTCACCGTATGCTCCTACCTGGATGTAATACTTGGCGCTACTTTTCTTCTGCAAAAGATTTTTAATCTGATTTTGTGTCTTTTCTCCGGCAAGGGCATCCTCAGTCAGGCCGTTATCCTTCTGGAATGCCTTAACCGCTTTTTCGGTAGCGTTACCGAAGATTCCATCTGCACCTGCTGCTCCGCAGTTATATCCCAGTTTTATAAGATTCTGCTGAAGCTGTTTAACTTCATCTCCAGAATCTCCCTTTCGAAGATAATTTCGTTTTTCTGGTATACCTATATAAGATGCGGTCTTTTCTACAAAAGATGTCCACAGTCCTTCATCCAGGATCCTGCGCGGGCAATGTTTACGTGATGCATCATAGTGACGTTTCAACCGATCCGTTCCCCAGCCATACTGTTTCAGCAGAAAAGCAGCCAGTTGTTCTGCCTTGTCTACAGCCACATAATAATCCGTCTCCGGATTTACACAGATTTCAATATTGATGCTGTTTCGATTTGTGATTCCATACTTGCCTTTTCCATCTCCTACCGCCCAGGCTCCGTCTGAATGCTCCAGGGTCTGGTAAATACTTTTAGAATCCACATAATAATGCACAGTGGCATCCAGGTTTCCATTACTCATGGCTCTTGCGTGAGCGTTTGCATCCGCATCTTTTCCCCAGTTATCTGTCTCATGGATTACCACGTAAGCCGGTTTGTTCTGACCTACATAGCATTTCTTTTTGGTGATCATTTTAATAATATCCATAGTCTTCCTCCACAAAAATTGAGGGCGATCACTCGCCCTCGTCAATATCTTCTCCATCTTTATTGATTGCCTTGTCTGCCACTTCCAGTCCCTTGATCAGGATCTTCGGGACGTCCACTCCCATCTCCACCAAATTCTCACAAATAGATCTGATCTCATTTACTAACAGAGATGCTAGGACAAAGAAGCCAAGTAATGTGGTGATTCCCAGATCAACGCCAAGCGTCTTTCCGATCTCCACAAACACTGCAGATGCTCCAAAAGCTACCGCAATCATGATCCAATAAGCCAGCTTTTTCAGGACTCCTTTCCAACCAGCCTTAGAATTTTCTTTGTGTGCCAGGCGGGATTTCATCCAGCCAGTGATCCAGTCGGCAATGTTGAACGCCAGGAAGAGTGCAAACAGGATCCAGTGTTCTCCAAAGATGTAGCTTAATACAGCAACGGCTGCGCCAATAGTTGCATTATACATATTGATAACCTTCATATTATTATGTTCTCCTTCTTATATGATATTTTATGTTATTTTGTGGTAAAAAAAAGACCTGTTACGGTCTCGCCCTAATTCTCATAGTTATGTTCCTCCTCGTCTACATATTTTCTGCAATGGTATTCTACAATGTCCATCTCATTTTCAATTTCCTCCAGGGTTTTAACCTGGCTCCCTTTGATGAGGAGAAGAAGATCATAGATGATGGACCATAGTTTACTGATTATCTGAAGTTTCGTCATCGTTGATCAGATCCTGATACTCCTCTTCTGTGATTTTTCCGCGTTCTTTGGCCTGCTCTACCATCTTGAGCCAGGACTCACGGTTATAAATTTTCTTCATTTTCAGTAAAATTTTGTACATTTTCTTCCTCCTCCGTTTCTTCCGGAATATAAACATCTGTCATTGCTGCCAGGTACTGGATTGTTACCTTCTGGGCCTCGATTGTCCGGCTCTGCTTTTCTACGGTAGCTCTGAGGTTTTCATCCTCTGCCGCTTCCGCAGGTGTCTGATTAAGTTTTTTAACTTCCATTGTTCTCATCCTTTCTTAATTCTTTTAAATAGTTATCCATGCGCTGGATCAGCTTATAGGAATTTCCCTTTTCAGCATTATTTTTCCAACACTTGTAACACTCATCTACCTTGGATGGTGATATTTCTCCTCTTTTGGATTTATTTACCATGCTTCTGAGTTTCTTTCTCCTGCGTTTACAGACATGATTCCTCTTTTCTATCCCCGCATCCGTGGGTGCGGGGATTATATGATTATTTCGATTATATTACGGCAAACGGGGCGAAGCGATGCGCGAGCGCAGCGATGCTGGTGTATGCAGAGCCACTGTTAAGCACGTACCACGCACTAGACGCACTGCCGCGGTAAGCCGAACGCAAACGGACATTCTGAGGTGATGTATGATTCTCTACAGCGTATGTGATCATGCGTGGGAGTGCCTGATACTGTGGAAGCTTTGTTTTGGATCCGCTTCTTCGTTTCCAGTACTCATGTGCATTTCCTTCTCCCGCAATCTGAGGATTGTAATACATCTGCTCCAGAGATGGAAGGAACACTTTATCATATGTGACATCTGCCTCGCCACCATCCTGAACCGTATTTGTGTAAGTTACTACTTTTACGGTCTTAATGGCACGGAGCATATTTTCTGGCAATCCGCGGAGGAATCCATCTTTTGTAGCAAGCTGATCTGGGGCTACGTCCCAGTCATCCTGGGGAGTCCACCATTTTCCTTTTGGCTGATCTGAATTAAGATACTGTCTCAATGCAGAAGTCTTCCATCTATTCCAACCGTATCCAGTTTCCTGCATGGAGTTTAAATCTCCATTTCTTGTGTTCATCTGCATGGTTCCAAGCGCTGTTCCTTCAGATCCGGAAAGCACTGAAACGGTTTCAATTTTTGTGATTCTATCCGCTGCATAAGAAGTTACTTTCCATGTGTTTGCAGCAACATCCGGCATCTGGTAAAAACCATTTAAACATCCGCCTACCGGAACATCCTGGGTCAAGGTAAACTGCCAGGTTGTATCTTTCTGGGCATCTTTGCTTCCCCATGTAGCTCCTAATGTAATATTGTAGGTTCCTGCCTGCAATCCGTTCGGACAGCGTAAAAAAGCTCTGTTCTGTGAAAACTGTACGCCAAATGGATGAGCGTAATGGGCTTGTAAATACATTCCCGGTACTACCTCGTCATTTTCCAGCTCAACATTTTCAAAATGATTTACACGCCAAGGATACTCATATTCTGTTGATGCGGCTGTATCAGTCCATTTTTCTACAAACTGGTCGCCGTAGTTAAAGATTTTCTGAGCATATCCGTTCCGGGAAAGCCCGCTGATCTGATCCCAGTTTGATATATTTTCCAGATTTGCAGCCTGAGTAAAAGCAATCGTCTGTAATGACTGGGCGATGTCCTGCAGGGTGGTGTCCCTTGGAAAGTTGATGAGTGTCTGGTCTCCTGTTGCCATTGTGTTTCCTCCTATTCTGTGTAAATGATGTTTAAACCGCCATCTTCCGGATCAACGTGGAAGGTGAGGTGGTTTGTCTGATCAACTAAGGTTTCGGTTGCTTTCTGGGCTGCAGCTGCCTGGGTGGTGGCTTCTGTTGCTGCGGCTGTGGCGCTTTTGGCGGCGGCTGTAGCCTTAGTGGTAGCTTTCTTAGCTTCATTGATGGTTGCGCCGATATCAGTGCTGAGGTCTGTTGCATCCTGGATTGTTTTCTGCAGGATCTTGTTTTTCTCGTCTGCTGCAGCAGATGATGCATCAATCTGCTTTTTGATGCCTGAAAGAGCTGTATCTGCTTTTTCAACCTCAGAAGCTGTGTGCTGTGTTATGGCAGTCTTAGCTTCAGTTTCTTTCTGGGAGATATATTCTGCAGTCTGATCTTTCACAGCCTGGATGGAAGTATCCTGCTGGCTTTCCACTACGTTTACCGCCTGCAGTCTGGCTTCTGCGACTGCCGCTTTGGCTTTCTCTGTTTCTTCTGCCGTATGCTCATCAAAACCTGTAACTAAAGCGCGGACATTATCTTCTGATTCCTTTGCTGCTGTTCTGGAAGCTTCCGCGGCCTGGGCAGAGCCAGATGCGCTGTCCCGGTTTGCTTCAGCTTCCCTGGCGGCGGTACGGGTATCTTCATGGAGCTGCTGTACATCCACCTGAGCGGCTTCTACTTCCTGCTGGGATAACTCAACAGCTGCTCTTGAGGCTTCTACCTGTTTCGCCTTTGCTTCTACATCATCATGTGCTGCAATGTACTCCGGTGTAAGGTCTCCCGGAAGGGTGAGCATCTGCCAGGTGTCTGTGTTTTCCCCGTGGACTGGAGAAGTTCCAATTGCGCCCAGTTCTGCGATGCACATGTAGGATCCGCCCTGGTAGGATACAGTGTCCAGGTACTCATATGATGTAGCTTCACTGTAGGTGCCCCTGGGGTTCGGAGCTACGTTGCCAAGATCAGTTTCCTGATAGTGATTTTCTGTGTTTGGCAATGTTATCATTCCTTTCTCATATTATTTGCGCCCGCGCAATTTTGGACTGCGCAGGCGCATTGGATTTATATTTGTAATCGGTAGCTTAATCTGCTACCTTTCCGGCGGAAGCGGACCTTATCTACAGATGGATTTGAATACATTTTCAGGCGCCCGTCAATTACCTTGAAAGCTGCGAAATATACGTTTCCTGTATCGCCTCGCAGTTCAGCTTCTTTTCCCTTAACGTAGGCGTCAATATCTTTCTTTGCCAGATTGGTGCACCCGGACACCTCTTCCAGTATCTTTCCAGCCTGATCCGCATAATACTTCGCATTATCTTTATCCCTCACTGGAAAATCCGCATGTCCGTGCGCCCAGCTCTCAGATTCCTTTTTGCTTGTTTCTGCCTCTGCCCTGGCCGCTTCTGCCTGGCGCTGGTACTCAGCAACTGCTGCCAGCGTGTGGTGGAACAGATCTGTATCTTCCGGAGCTTCAAAGCCCTCCGGCTGGATCCTGCGGCTGATGTACATGGTGATGAGGTTGGTGGTTTCCCCTGTTTCCGGAGTGGAAAGATAGATGTACGCCTTCACTGCTGATTTCTGTTCCAGGGCGATATCCGGAATGGATACCGTGGATACTCCATCTACAGTGGAGCCGATCTGAACTTTCGCCTTCTCCAGCCCGTTCCACGCAAAATGCACCTCAAAAGCTTCCGGAAGAGGAAGCCCGGTAATCTGCAGCTTCTGGCCGTAATCGTACATCCAGAGTTCGTTTTCAATCTCGATTTGTTCACCAAGGCTGGTGAAATTTGCCTGAATCATGTTATCCCGCCTTTCTTTTTAATTCTGTGATTTCCCTGTGGCACTCCTGGATAGCTTTGATCAGATACGGAATAATCATCCTCTCATTCCAATCTTCAATCTTTCCGCCCTGGTAGCGGGCTGCAAATGGAAGATACTGCTCCACATCCTCTGCGTACAGTCCTGGGATAGGAATATCGCTATCTTCTTCCAGATATCCCGGCTTATAAGTAAAGTATACTGTTGGTATCTCGTACAGCCCTGCAATATCATCTTCTTTCAGATTCCTAACATGATTCTTATACCGTTTAGAAGAAGAGCTTAAGTAGGCCAGCGTAGCACCATCTGAAGCAAACACAACGTGTCCGCCACTGGTTACATGAGACAGGGAATATAATTTTACCGCACTGTTAGTAGCCAGAAGCTTTCCGATAAGGCACAGAGTTGCTCCGCCTGAACCTGAGAAGCTATCATTTATGGTGAAATAATTTCCTCCATCTCCAAAGTTCCCAAAGGTACAATCCATTTTTGTACATGTAACCGAAGCTGTAGTTACTGAATTCTTTGTTATTTCAGTTCCCGTGTAACTTGAACTTGCGCCAGTACAAATCTTATTGTTTTTGGCGTCCAAAATCAGGCTGCCATCTGCAGATGTGATGGAAGTTGACTTAATGGTCCAGCCTCCGATCTTTCCGGAAGTTGCCCGCATGCTGCCATCTGTCAGAATTTTAAAATAGCTGTTCGCTGTAACGACTCCATTCAGACTAATCTTGCTTGCGTATATCGTTATTTTTTCCGCTGACTGATTGATCTGCGAAATAATGCTGGCTTTATCTGCCTTGTTTGACCAGGAAGTGGACTTCGTAACCGTGCTCACAATGGCACTATCCGTAATTTTCAGACTGGCTTCAGATTTCCATGTTTCAAGAGCTGTAACCTTGGAATCTGTGGTGCTGAGTGCGGTTTTGGTTGCATAAGTTGAAGATACCGTGGAGGTGATGCTGTCCGCCTTCTGGTTAATGGCGCTGTTCATCTGTGTGGTGGTGGAATAACTCTTTAATTTCTCTGCAGTATCCGCCTTGGCATTTGCCTCCGCAGTATTTGCCTTGGTAGTGGCATCTTTTTTGGCGCTGTCCAGGGCATTGTTGGCTTTAGTAGTGGCGTCCGACTTTGCATCTGCAATTCCGCTGCTGTAAGTCGTTGTTGTTACATAAGTCGCGGCCACAGTGGAAGTGATGCTGTCTGCCTTCTGATTGATCGCACTGTTCATCTGTACAGTGGTAGAATAACTTTTTAGCTTCTCCGCTGTATCCGCTTTAGCATTCGCCTCCGCTGCATTTGCCTTGGTTGTGGCATCCGTTTTCGCATTGGCCAAGGCATTATTGGCTTTGGTGGTGGAATCCGCTTTTACATCTGCGATCCCACTGTTGTAGGTTGTGGTCGTCACATAATTCTTGGATACAGTAGATGTAATACTATCCGTTGCCTGCTTGATAGCGCTATTCATCTGAACAGTAGTAGAATAGCTTGCAAACTTTCCATCCACGGCAGTAATGGAAGCATCCACATCCTCCGGAGCAGGATTCCAGGAGGTAGCTTTCGTCCCCTCCTCAATCTTGAAGTCTCTGATATACAGAATCTCCCCCACCTTAAACTGCAGATAGAACGTGAAGGAACTGTACTGGCCATCCGTAAATGTCCATGTATGTGAAAACTTTTTCCACGAAGTTGTCAGTGCAATCTGGGTTTGTCCGCCGCACTCATGTCCTACGTTTCCGGTTTTACTTACGCTGCACTTTGCTTCAAAGGACCATGTGTAAGTCTTCCCAATATAGGTTGATTTCTTGGAAAATACCGGATAATGCGGACCAGATCCGGCAACCGTACATTTTGTTTCAATGTGATACTGGCACAATGCATCCGTATCCCCGACCACAGTGGTTGTTCCTGTAAATCCTCCTGCGCCGCTCCACTGCCCATTCAGCTTATAAGAATTCCTTACAAGATTCCGTCCGCCAACCTGAATGTTGTTGATCTTGGTGCTTACGCTAGAGGAAACTCCATCTATAGCCACTTTAATAGCAGAATTCATGGCTGTGGTGGTGCTGTAGTTGTTTTTCAGATTTGTGCTTACGCTTGTCAGATCTGCAGATAGCCCGTCCAGGCTTGCCTTATAGCTAGCAACCTTGCTGTTCAGTGAAGTGTACTGACCGCTTACCGTATTGTACTTAGTGCTCAGATCAGAAAAGTTCACCTGCAGCCCACTGATGTTCAGCTCCGCCGAAGCCAGTTTACTGTACATGGTGACCTTGCCGTTTTTCAGCTCTTTTATCTCACTGTCGCTGATCAGTGCAGAGATATTACCCTGGATCACGGAAATGCTTGTGGTGAGCCCCTGGAAGCGCCCCTGGTTGTCTGAATTTGTCTGGGAAAATTCTGCCCTGAGTCCGCTTAATCCGCTGCTGATTGTAGCCACCTGGTTCTTGGTTTCCGTGGCATCGGATGTAATAGCAGAATATACCTGGTTCAGAGATTGATTCTTCTCATCCATCCAGATTCTGCTGCTCTTGATAGTCTGGGAACTGCCGTTGATAACAGAAAATATGCTGTTAATATCCAGCTTCTTCGCGTTAATATTGGCCGCATCACCCACCATGGAATCTACGATCAGCCCGTCCGCGATTGCATCCGGTTTAATGCCTGTGGAATCGATCAGAACGCCCTTTCCGGTTTTATCAAATAAGCAGAAAGTGAAATCTCCATTCTTATCCCTTCCGGCCTGCATCCTGATAGTACCGTTGGAATCGCTCCACTGCTGGGTTGCTCCCTGGATCTTAATGCCGCCATCATCTGACGCAATTATAAATTTATTGGTAGAAATGGTGCCAGACAGAAGATCCCCAACTGTCACCGTCTGGATAACTGCACTTTTGATCAACGCGGAATCAATCACGGCGTTTTTGGTTGTGAGGTGGATGTTCTGCAGGTCTCCGATTCCGGCGCTGCCGGACAGAAGAACCTTGATATTGCCATAATCATTTTCCAGGATGCCGATTTTGGCGTTCACTGCTGAGAAATCTGTAGCGGTCAGCTGTTTAAAATTACCAACCTCAACATCAAGCTTTTGCACACTGGCGCTTACCGCATTTAAGCTAACGATAGTGGCGTAGGTAATTTTGGCCGTATCTACATCCAGCTTATTGATCATGGCCTGATCAATCATCACCAGCTGCGCATAGTACCGCTCCATCTCCTTTGTGGAAGGACCTTTATAGTTTGCATTGGTTTCCTCTTCCGACAAGCCCACAGCTTCCACGGAATCCGTAAAACCGCCATCAAATTCCCATTCCAGCTTCATCAGCGGCACTTTATAGCTGTTGCCGTTTCGGTCTTCCACAGTAATGATGTCCCACGGATCCAGCCGTGGGTCCCCCAGCATTCTAAGGGAGCCCGGCATATAGGAAAAGTCACTCAGTTTTTTCGCAACATCATCCAGTATGGCCTGAGTCATGAATGGATTGGAAAATGTCACTGCCCTGGTTCCGGATCCGGAAGAAATAGAAATATCTTTTCCATTCTTGTCCTGTCCGGTAAAGCAAGTAAGCTTCTCAACCGCAAAACTGTAATCATTATGCTCGAATGTATCCCAGTATCTGCCAGTACCAACCTTGTATCCACTATCCACGTATTTATGCAGTTCGATCTGGCCTTTTCGATTGCAGATAGCAAAGCATCCATACAACTGCGCAACGTAAGATAGCACCTCCCTGCAGCTGTATCCTTTCGGCACAGCCATGGAAGCGGTTGGCAGATTGGCGGTTGCTACAGTCACCCCTGTTATTTCCTGGATTTTCTTCAGTACTGACACGGAATCCGTACTGCTGCCATCCATGGAAAATGGAGTTTCCAGTTTCAGCATCCGATCGTAAGCAGTAAATTCTATCTGCTCTTCATCTTTCTGCGGCTTACCTGCTGTGAAATATCCCATCGGAATATATTCAACTGTGCCGCCCACATCCATTCCGATCTGCACCAGGAGCTCATTGCCCTCAATTGCTTTTCCCGGATCTGGAATGGTAACTGTAATGTACTGGCTCACTGTTGATCCCAGGGAAAAATCATCTTCCCCTTCGGATCCGCCTGTGAGCTTAATGCTTTTGGCATTAGTTATGGTCGCATCGCCATATGTGATCTTGCTTTTAAATGTACGGGAATCCTGCAGTACCAGGTTCTTAAAAGCATCTGTGGACTGATACACAGGATCACCTCCTACTCTTTGATCATGATTTCAAGTGTATCCAAATCGGATACAGAAAGCGGGTCATAGCGCGGATCATCACAGTTTCTCAGTTCTTCTTCCGTGATTGTATGGATGTTTACCTCGGTTTCGATGTCTAAGAGCTCATCCAAATCTTTTTTGAAAGCAGGGCCGTCCTCAATGGGACAGCATCCATTTTCCTCCATAAGATTTCCGTTTTCATCTTTGGTGCCGTACTTGTCAACCAGCTCTCTGTATTCCGCATCATAGGCTTTCACCGCGTCCCCTACAGCAGAAATGTTCTTTTTAATGGCATATCCCAGTTTTATTGGGAGCTTCTTTTCCTTCAGGGATCCGCATCCATTAAAAAATGTCAGAATTTCTTTATTCTTCAACAGCATTGGCAGCTCCTCCGTCTTCGATTGCATAAACCAACTTGTTAAACTCTTCGATATCTTTTCTGCACTCTTCCTTGTTGGCCTCGTACAGCTCCTGGTCCTGGACTACGATGCTGGTGCTCGCAGATCCACTCTCTTGGATCTGGGTTGCCATGTATACGACTGGCTTCCCATCGATCAAGCTGTTGTAGTTCATGGATACTGATTTGGTTCCTTGTAACATTTTGATTTCCTCCTTATTTCTGAATAATTGTTACAGATGCTGATTTATAGTAAAAAATCCCATCTCCTATATAGCCAAGAATCTCTTTTGTAAGGGTTCCTCTGTAAGTCGTAATCGTCAGATCTACGCCATCATCCCGGAAAGAGATAGGAAAAAAGCCTGCAACCATAATCTTTTTTATAGTTGCAAGCTCTGTTTCTGTGAGAATCCCCCACTTTATGGCTATATCTTTCTTTTCTGTGATTACATCTCCGATCATATTTCCGGATGCGCTACGCCCTGTGTTTGCGCTCCAGATAATCTGATCATTAATAGACATGGATTCCGGAGCCGGGAGCACCGTGCTCCCGGACCACAATATTTTCTTTGCCATAGCATCTCCTTATATGATTAGCTCAGGTTTTCCTGTTGCCTTTGTGTTTTGATTTGTTTTTTTGATAAAATACTTTCTAAGGGCTTCCGGATCCAGAGCAACTATAGGTGTATTCTGCAGGTATGCAAGAATTTGTTTTAGTACTGCCAATAATTCGGTACTGTTTCCGCTTCCCGCTGCCAGAGAAGCAGCTTTAACAGCCATCTCCTGAAGCTTATCCTCCGGGGACACAATCTCGCCCTGGTGGCGGTTATCACCAATCATTGCCAGCTGCGGCGTATTGGCTTTTACAAATCCACCATTGGCAAGCATCGGGATTGTTCCAACAGTCGGGATGTTAAATCCATTGAAGCCCCACCATTTACCGCCTACGCCCGGCACCCAATCCGGCACCGTAATCTTGAAGCGGATATTATTGACTTTTCGAATCAGGCCATTCACTACACCAAGTACGCTGTTGAATCCACCAACAATGGCATTGATCGGGCTCTTCGCAATATCGGCAAGTCCTCTGAATACTCCAACAAAAATATTCTTAATGCCTGTCCAGGCTTTCTGCCAGTTACCGGAGAATACTCCAGATATAAAATCATTGAATCCATTAAATATCTGTTTCACATCCCGGATAACATCTTTTGCGCTTTTTAGAAAGCCTTTCAGAACAGTTCCGAAGATTCCAAAGTTTTTAGTCCAATCCGTCTTAAATGTTGAACCAAGCCACTTGGAAAACTGAGATAATTTCTCCTGAATCCAATCCCACTTTTCTTTTATATCATCCCGTAGCGCTTTGACAGCATTTTTCACATTATTCCTTAGTGTTTCAAATGCTTTGGTTGCCTCATCGCGCAGCGCCCTTGTTTTCTCAGTAACCCACTCTTTTAGCTTAGTCGCGTACTCGCAGATTGTATCCCAGTTCTTATACAGCAGGATTCCGGCTGCTATTGCCGCAGCAATTCCGATTACCAGCGGACCTCCAAGCACTCCAACCAGTGCTTCGACTCCTGTTTTCACAAGAGCTACCGCACCTGAAATACTTTTAATGGAGCTTACAATATTAGCTATCGTTGTAATAAAGCCTGCTGCATTTGCGATAAATTCGCTTATCTTCCAGGCAGCGAAAAAGGAGGCTATAACCGTTGCTATAGTCTGGATCACTCCCGGATTAGCTGCGCACCAGTCTGAGAAGGTTTTCAGAAGTCCATTCGTCTTATCCCAGATTGCATTAAAGGCACCGCCGGTCCACTGTGCAATCGGCTGCAGCACACTATCCCAAAACCACTGGAACAGAGGCTGTAACGCTATTAGGATACTGTTGAATGTGCTGATAGCTGTGGAAAGTTTGTCTAAGAACATTGGAATCAGTTCGTTCGCAGTCCATGTTCCAAACGGCACCAGTACATTTTCCCAGAACCACAGGAGACCTTCTCCTACATGGATGGCAAATGGAGTAAGGGCTTTCCATAGCCCATTTAGGCTGTTCCGAATCTTGTCGAAGTCCACCTTCATCAGACCATTGTTCAAGGCATCTATAAAGCGTGGGATGCCTGTGCCAAGAGTCCATTTTCCGACTGGCACGAGGAAGTTCTTCCAGAAGTCCTTCAGGGAATTAAAAGTAAATGTTCCAAGCCTCGCAAGACCTTCATTCCACAGCCTTTTTAGGGACTGTGTAGCTGGATCACACAGTTTCTTGATGTTCTGGAACATCTTTGTGAACTGTTTGTCCGCTTTATCTACAACAGTTTCCCCCTGGGCAAGGCTGCCAAAATCAATTCCAGTTCCACCTACACCGCCTGTTCCTGTTACGCTTCCGGAAGAAGGTGTGGAGCTGGTACTGTCTGTCTGGCTGTCCAGCCTATTGATCTGGTCGAAGCCCATGAGGGCACGCATTTTCTCGGCTGCTTTCTGGGCTGATTTGGCAACGCCATTATTTGCACTGGAAAGATTATCTGCAGAGCTGGCCGCATTGTCCATTCCGGTACTTGCACCTGCTGCCGCACTTCCAATGGCTGAAATCTGCCCGGAAGCACTGCTGCTTGATTTCTGACCAGTGATCAGCTCTGTAAATGATTTAAAGGCGTTTGCAAGAGTGATGAGCTTTCCGATTACTGTGTTGATCACTCTGATAACCGGAGTAAAGAGATTTATCAGTCCCTGACCAATTGTAGCCTTCAGGGAATCAAACTGCAGAGTAAGGATCCTTACCTGGTTTGCCCAGGAGCCTGAGGTCCTTGCAAAATCCCCCTGGGCTGCTGCCAGCTGGTTTTGTACGAAAGAATATCTTAAAGCTACCTTTTCGGCTTCTGACATCTTCGCCGTTGTTTTACCGAAGCCATTCGCCAGTGCATAGCTGTCGAGAGCGGTCTGAGTCATGACCACGCCCAAGTCTTTTAGGGATTCCGTTTCACCTGTGAAAACGGATTTGAGCTTTGTGTAAGCCTCATCCTGGGAAATGTTGTAGAAGGAAGCCACATCTCCAGCCAGCTTAGTAAGGCTGGAACCCATCTCATATGCCTGGCTTTCAGAGAAACCAAAGGCTTTTGCCATGGCGCCAAAAGTTCCTGTGAACCGTTTCGCCATGGTTTCGGAAAGTCCGAAACTTTGTGCGGCGCTCTTTGCGAACTTATCGACCTGTGCGGTCATGTTCGGAAATGTAACGTCTACGACATTCTGAACCTCCGCCAGATCTGAGCCAAGCTCCAGGCACGACTTTCCGAAGTCAACAATCTTCTTGACTCCAAACGCAGCCGCCAAAGTTGCTGCCGTTTTCTTTGCAAGGGATTGGATCCCTTTCATCTGTGCCTGAAATGGTTTCTGATTTACAACCAGATCAAGCCCGATCTGTCCTACACTTGTTGCCATATATGCCACCTGCCTCTGTCACGAGGACATCGACACATGGCACTACTTGTCCTGGTTAATCTTTATTTCAAATTCTTTTTTACAATGGCGCCCCTGGCACCGGATGAAAACACCCCGGCATTTTGCGTCCGGGGTGTACTGTACTTTCTGTTCGTGTCCGCAGAAGGGGCATTTTACCTTTTCTTTATCCATTCACACCTCCTGCCATATCAATAAATGCCTGTTTCATAGCTTCCAGGAATTTATCTCTATCTTCCTCTGAAACCTTCATAGCCTGTTTATTTCTCCATTCGCGGCGGATCCGGTGCTGTTCCGGGGTGAAATGCTTCAAGATCTCTTCATCCTCTTCTGCACGAATTGCTACAATCCTGCCAAGGGCTGTATCCGGGCCTATTCCGGATAGAAGATCCGAAAACTCGTCCCAGGGCATCCCTGCAGGAATTTCCTTAGAAAGACGTAACCCGTACTGTGACTGAAACGATGATACAATCAGATCGAAATCATCTATCAGATCATAGTACGGGTCACTGCTCTCCCTGGTCTTCTTCTCCCTGGATCAGTTCCATTGCGGTCTGGATAACGATCATAAGATCTTTGAAAGGCAGACGCATTTTTTTAATCTCATTACGGTCTTTTTCGCTGAACAGCTTTTCATATGCCGCAATAGTTGATTCTGTATCAGAAGAGCCTTCTTTGAACAGTCCCATGATCTCAAGCATAGTGCCCGCATCTGCATTTACCACGAATTTTCTGCCCTTGATAATCAGGACAGGATTTTTATCAAAGCTTAATTTATCTGTAATATCAATACATTTTGCCATTTGTTTTCTCCTTTTCTTGCTAAAAACCGTATTTACTATGCGGCTGGTGTAATCTCCGGTTTTCCATTGCTCATGATATCGAATTCAAGAGGTGCTACAGCTGTGGAATCTCCGGATCCAACATTCTTCACATTGATAACTGATTTTGTAAACTTCACAACAGTACCATCCGGGAAAGTCCACTGCGTATCAGCTTCCGCATTTCTTCCGTTCTTCCATGCCAGTCCTGCAACAAAATCATTTCCGGCATCCCCCACATTACGTTTTGCAGTTACTGAAATTGTAATGCTCTTTGATGTCATTAAACGTCTGGTCCAGCCTTCTGTATCAAATGGATTCCATTCCTCCACTCCATTGTCAAAAGATACGGAAAAGGTTACACAGTCTGCAATATTTTTCAGTGAAGCAGTACCGCCTGATGCTGTGTCTACCTGGAACTGGTTCTCGTAACATGGATACACACCAGTCTTGGAAGCTGCGAACTTCTGAAGGTTCATCACAATCTTATTCTTCATCCTTATTTCCTTTCTTTTCAAAAACCACTGCCAGTTCCATCACCATCTCATAGATGCCGGAATCATCTGTACCGATATCCTGAAGATCATAGACTGGCAGAATAAATTTAATAGTTTCATTATTCACCTGTGCATCCCGGGTTGTTCTCACGGCGTCAAACAGGGCTGTAGCAGCTTTTTCAGTCTCGTGCTGGGATTTATTCCAGTGTACAAGTAAAGTGACGTATTTCGTGCCGTAGGACTCCAGCTGGGGTCCGCCGATTGCCACCTTGTATTCATGCTGGTGTTTACTGTTATAAACCCCAACCATCTTTTCCGGTTTATCCGGAATTGGACCCACATACACTGCCCCCTGTGTGAGCGTCTCAATATAATCTCTGATATCTGATAATGTCATAATCCCGCCAGCCTCCTGTAGTTTTCTTTGAATGCTTCCACCGCAAAATCAGCATCTTTCCCGCCTGGAAGCCAGTCCTCGTACCACTTGCCTTTTGCATTCGGGTTCTCATCCTTTTTGAAATGGTATTCCGGATGAAAATACAGCCTTCTGGCATAAGGTGTACTGGATACAATGCTTACTTTTCCCTGGCGGCTTTCGGAAGTATCTATAAACGTGCTTTCATTCTGCAGTGCACCTGTATCTCGTGGAAATACCTGGGCTTGTACCACTTCTGTGTGCAAAGCTTCTGCGGTCTGCTCCAAAGCTTCCACCTGTGCCTGTGTCAGCCGCTGGATTTTTGGGAAATTCAATTTCACGGTTGAATTCACTTTGATCATACTAGAAACACCTCCGTATAATTCACTGAGCCATCCGGGTTTCGGGCTTTCCTGGCTTCCAGAATCCTTCTCTTAACGCCGAATACGGTTGCAGTGCCCCCGGATATTACCGGAAGCTCCGGACAGATATCCCCTGGGAACAATGCAGAGCCAGTAATCTGAACCATTTTCTTTTCAGCTGTGAAGATCGTCTTTGCTTTATCCTGGTAGTTGCATTTCCCGGAATATTCAAAGCATGGAAGAGGTTCCCCGTATTTGTCCCGTCCTTCCTGCTCCATTACTAAGCTGATATCTGTCTTACAGAGCCTTTTCGGTACTAAACATGGATATTTCATGGCTCACCTCGCTAATCTGCAGCATAGGCCCGTCTGGCACAGCAGCGCATACAGATCTCTTTTCATTGCCACATCTTTGTCTGTGAACACGTTCCAGCTGCTGCCGAACTGGGCGGATACGCCGTTAATGCTGTAGCTCGAAAGCACCGAATTAATCTCATCTGCATTCTCAGTTTCAAAATCCGCCTGCTGGCAGACAACATCCTTAATGATGTCCTGCTGAAACTGTGTAAGATTAGAAAATCCCCGGCCTACAATCCGGTTGTAGGTCAGGGAATCTACATGGCGAGACGCCTGTACCAGAGCTTTCTTTAGATTATCATCCTCGATCAGTGTGCCTTCATACTTTCCCTGGTAATATCCAGGGCTTGCATATGGTTCATAGCTCATATTAGGCACCTGCTTTCTTCTTTGGCGTCTCCTTTACCTCCTCGGCTTTCTGTAATTCCTGGATCTTCTGTTTCAACTCCTGGTTTTCAGCTTTCAATGCCATATATTCTTCATACGACGCTGTTTTTCCTTTGCCATACGCAACGATTTTTCCATCATCGTCATAAATATCATAGCCCTGGTTCTGGTAATCAGATACCATAGTTTCGTCAATTACATATTCTTTGTTTCCTCTTTCAGCTCTCATTTAGCCGCCTCCTTATTGACCACAATGCCACAGGCCTTACGCTGGATCAGGAAGGTATCTGTGTAATATCGGTTCTGATAAATGTATTTATCTGCGGTTCTGGAATCTGTTCCCGGGGTAAATACTTTCATGTAGGCATATTTATCACGGGAGATAACACAGGATGGATGTACCAGGATCATGTTCATCTGTTTTGCATCAGCAGCTGGTACACAGCCATCTGTGAAGTTATACTTTGTTTTAAAACGTCCTGAAGGCACTGATTTCATTGTAACATCATCAATGCTGTGGACTTTTCTGTTAATAACACCAGCAGCTCCTACAGACATGGTTCTTGTAATCCCATCTGCCTCCTTAAGCAGTTTCTGCATTGTAGAAGTAAGGTATAAAAGGCGTCCATCCTGCGGTACGGATTTATCATCCATATAGGCCATCTGTTCATCGAACCATTCCAGGATATTGGCTTTTGTTAATACCGTTTCATCCACCACAGCTCCATCGGATGCATAAGCAGTAGCTTCTGTCAAGAGCTTAGAGAATCTGTAAGAATCCTTTTCCGGAATGGCCTGCTCTTCTTCAAAGACATTCTGGATATTTGCCATCTCTACAACCAGATTTGTTTCATCCACATCCATTGGATCGACAGGGATTTCAATATCTCTGTCATGCTGCAGTTTCTTTGGCTCCCAGTCGTTTGATACAGAACCAGTATTGAAGCCAATAGAACCTCTGTTATGATCTTTGTAACCAGACACAGTTAATCTTGGAATTTTGATTGTCTGTGCATTCAGGAATTTAATTCCCTGGTTGGAAAGAGTCAGGTCGTAAGATACCATTTCTCTCTCATACTTCTGCGCCAGCTGTCGGGTAAATAATTCTGCATAATCATACACTGCCATAGTTTTTCCTCTTTTCTTTTACTTTTTGTTTCCGAAGATTGCAGCAAGCTGATCATCCTGTCCATTCTGCTGTCCTCCCCCTCCAGGAGCCCCGAAGTGAAAGCCGCTCTGCTGCTGTGCCTGCGGTTTCAATGCAGGAACATCTTCCAATACTTTGTTTACTGCATTTTTCAGTGTTTCTTCATTGATTTCTCCATCTTCTCCCGCTACCTGGCTGAAATCTGCCATTCTCAGAATGTATGGAATTGTTTTTGCATCCAAGCCGAGGGATGCGGCTGTCATTGTAGCTGCCGACTCCACCTGTGCCTGAAGTGCCGCTTTTTTTGCTGCTTCTAATGCTGCATTTCCATCTGAAATCTGTTTCTGCAGTCCTTTAATGTCTGGCTGTTTAGCTGCCTGCTGCTGTTTGAATGCTGCAATTGCCTGATCCATCTGTTCTTTGGATAAGCCTTGCTGTTTGAAATATCCTTTCAGAACAGATTCCTCTGTTACAGACTGTTTTCCGGCAATTAATCCAGCCAGTTTCTCATAGTCAAACTGTGGTGTCTGCCCTGTCCCTGGCGCTGGATCAGCTCCGCCTCCTTCTCCGCCTGGTGTTGGATCTGCAAACTTCTGAATATTCATAGGAATCTTGCATTTAAATCTTTTATACATGTTGTCATTCTCCTTTACAGTTTTTTATGCGCTGTCTGCGCTTACAGTTTTACGTGTGTCTCACAAAACAGTTGATTACCCGGTGTCTCCGTGTAGTTTTACGCCTTCGGGCAAAAGAAGCTTCTAACCCTCGGCTTCATTGGGAGATTTCGGATCACCGCCTTTCTGATTTTTGACGATCTTCACCAGCTGCAGATTTACAAGCTGCTCCGCTCTTTTCCGGGGTACTTCCAGTTCTTCCCCTACAGTCCGAAGAACCAGATCATTTTCTTTATCTCGGAAATTATGCTGCACTATCACCTTCAAACAACCACCTCCTTATAGTTTTGGTAACTATCTTCTTTAACCCTCTGTATGCAGAATAAATTCCATAAGCTGAAACCAAAATTACTGCCAAGTAAGTTGAATGTCCTCCTTCTGCAATCACCATCTTAGCTGCTACCAGTAAAATTCTCACATTCCACGCCTCTATCCAGATATAAAATGCAAGTTTAAGCAGGGTCAACAGTAGGTCCTTACCTTCAATCACTACAGTTTTCATTGTCTTTACCTCCTAGTTGCGCGGGCGCAATTTTTAATTTTGGGCGTAAAAATGCCACCAGTCATTTTTAACTGGTGGCATCTAGTACCATAATACTGTTTTTTCTGTTGGCGGGTTCTCCATTTTTACCAGGCGCCTCAGTTCATTCCGAACATGCGGTGCTGCGAAAGAGCTTACATTTTCATGCTCTGTAACTTTTCCATCCTCAATTCTCATAAAGCCTTTGGGTTCTTTCCCCTCTGGGTAATAGTCGGCGGAAATCATATTATTTGTCTTTTTTATGTTTTTCAAGATTACCATAATACTCTAACGCCTCCTTCGGGTAATCATATTTTTCAGTGGCCAGCTCATGTGCTTTCCAGTGCTCCATATCAGGGTTTTCTCTCTTTATTTTCATCTCAAGAAGCTCATGCTCTATCAAGGTACGGTCATGTGGCTTAATATCTTTCCCGATCATGAGCCGCTGCCAGCTCTGGGCTATGGCGCAATCAGGATCAAATCTACGGTATGTCTTCGAATCCAGGTCGAACAATGATTCTTCTTCAAACAGATAAGCTTTTATCTTCTCTATATCGGATTCTTCTTTCCCAAGATTCTTTGCAATTTTCTTCGCATCTGTAGAAAAGCTCCTGATCTCTTTGTAGTACATCTCGGCGAAGTTTTCCGCCTCTTCACTGAATATATCTGTGATCCTGGCTCCTGATATCATTATATCAGAGTCCGCATCATTTGCAACGGATTTCCACTCTTTTTGCTTCTGCTCATACTTCTTCTGGTTCTCCGGATCCAGGGAAAATTCTGCAAGCCTGCCAAATTTCTTCTCCTGCCTTCCGGCGTACTGCTTCCTACTTTCCTGCTCCTGCTTCCGCACCAGTTCATTCAGCTCTGCCTTGGTGTATTTGCTTTTCTCCGGAGGGGTGCTGATTCCTTCGAAGTAGGTGGTATGGCTATCTTTGCAGCGTGGGTGGTACAGGCCTGCGGCTATGGCACTGCTCATGAGCGGATATTTGATTCCGGTAACTGGGGATTTCCCGTCCTTCGGACCATTGCTCCACACATCATCAATTAGCACCTTTCCCACAAAAGGCAGACACTTCGGACATGGATTTCCACGTTTATTTATGATTACTGTAGATATTCCCCACTCCTGGCGCTTCTGGCCTTCCCCCTGAAGGTACGCCCTCTTGCTGGCTGTACGTATTGCCATATCGGCATAGTCAGCCAGTGTGTGCCTGGCTCCATTCGCATACTGCACACAGTTCAAGCCAGCCTTGATAAAATCCTCTGTAGCCATATCCACAGCCTTCTCATAGGTTCCGGCACCAGTGTTCGCATATACCTGCGCATTGTAAATTACTTTACGGTACTGGTCGTTCGCCATTCGAAGTACGGCGGTTTCCGCTTTTTCCATATCATCCATGGTTGCGCTGATCAGTGCGTCCAGCTTCCGATCATTTAGCTTGAAAAACTCAGCTGCTGCCCCTTTGGAAATACGCTTAGCCGGAAAGCCATTTCTGATAGCTTCCAGAACGGCAATCTCCTGCGCCATCTCTCCCTCAGATCTGGATATGGATATCAGAGCTTTTATCTGGTCATTGATATCCTTGAACTGTTTTCCATATTTTTTCTTGTTATCCTTCTTGTACTTCTCCAGGGCTTTCAGCTGCAGTGCCTGCCACATAGTCCACTGTTTGTCCTCATCGATCTCCTCCAGCTTATGGCGGCGCATATTGCGGATCATGGAGGCAATGAGTTCATTCTCTATGGCTTCAAAGGCAACTCCTACATCGTAAACTGTATTAAGTTTTGGCACGGAGCTCACCTCCCGTTTGCATATACCCGGAAGCCCTGGTTCTTAAAGATTCGGATCGTATCTTTCAGCTTTGTTTTGCTGGTGCAGATATCATTTCTAAGTTCTGCATAGCCCTCCCGCTCAATGGCGTATACGCCCATGGGAACCTGTTCTTTGGCTGTTTCAAGCAGTCCCTGGTACTCCTTTTTGTTCATCCGGTATATCCGTGGCCCTACTTTTACCTTCATCATTCTCACCTTCTTCCAGATTTGTTTCAAATTCTCCTGCTTGCATAGTAAGCCCTGGTTCTTCCAAATTTTGAATACCCTGTTCCGCTTTTAATCTGGCTATCTCCTCCTGTTTGCAATGCTCATCCAGGGTATCTCCATAAAGCTCCTCTACGCAGCGCTCAATACTCATAATTCCGCCCTGCTTTGCTTTGGCAACAGTCTCAACCTGACTTTCAAAAGATGGGTTTGCATATTCTCCAAATGGAATGTTTACCTCGACCTTTTCTGCTGCCTGGTTGTGTAAAAACTGTTCTGCATTAATACACATTTCAACGACTTCCGGAAGGGTTTCCTGAAGCGCTTCTACAATAGCGTTTCTTGTATAAAGCGTTGTTTTTTCTTTTTCTCGCTGTGCTTCTGCATTATCAAGTTTTTTGGTATCTATTCCCAAGGTGCTTGGGCTTATAACCCCCTGCAGGCAAAGATCAAGGGCTGTTACATAGGATGCCAAATAACTTTCATGAGGAATCGTTGGTTGATCTGTTACCACTACATTTTTCTGCCCTTCTCTCATATCTCCATCTGCAGCAAAATACCGATTATCAAATGGATTGGGCTTTATCAGTTCCCCAGTCTCTGGGTTATGCGGAACCAGGCATTCCGGTATATATGTTTTTGCTCTTCCAGATCGAAGTGCATCCATCCACTGTGACCAGGCTTCGTCCAGGGAATCATAATTATCAAGCTTGCCATCAAAGATACTGCCGCCTCTGCCCTCATACTTTGCAGATTCATAGATCATTAACGGAACCGCCAGGATCGTATTACTATCAAATGCTACATCTCTTAAGTCCGCTGTAGCTGATATTGAAGTCAGTGATACAGGCTTGTTTTCTCGGTAAAGCTCATTCACAATATAGCCATACCCATAACGCTCATTTAAAACATAGGTTTGTCCTCTCTCCCTGTATGGGGTTTTGAACACAATTTCCTGGATCCTGTCTCTCGCTCTGACAAATTCCACTCTGTCCCCCGGATACCATTCCAGTATAGGATGTTCACTATTTTCTGTATCTATAGATACCTTAAAGGCTCCATCTCCTATGTACAGTGTTTCTTTTAGAGCCTTTTCAATTTTCTTTGCAAATTTATTTTCCTTTGCAATTTCCTTCCAGATAGCTTCATGCTTTGGATTTTCAAATTCAAAGTCATCCATATCCGGAAGTACAACAGATGTCAGGGTTTTTACAGTCAGTCCTGGCAATCCAGTATGAATCTTTCTCATGTCCATGCCCGGAGTACATTTGCTGGCCCAGAATTTATTCTTATCAGCATATTCCTGATTTTGCATATAAAGCTGTTCCAGCTCGTTACCGTCTCCCCGGTACCAGATCCGGTTTCTGATCGCATGAGCTTCAAAGTCCAGTATCTCGTTGATCTGGAACCCATATGGATTTGCAGGAACAATATTTAGCCAGCTCCTGACTGTCTTTTTTATATTTTCATTTAATTTTTCCATCCACTTCACCTTTTCTGTTCCTCCTCAAATCCGATCAAGTCACGGTATGGAATCCATGCATACTGCTGTGAGTTAATCGTATGGTCATTTCTATCTTCTGGAATATCTTTTTCTTCATCCCATGAGTATTTCTCCATCTCAGAAATATGGTTCGTACAAGTATCTACTACCAGATAGCACTCTTGCTGGATCCATCCAAGCTGCAGCTTGATTCTGTCCAGTATCTCCACTTTTTTGTAGGATTCTATAAAATTGTATAAGCAACCATTCAGGCGCTTATATTTGCGGAGCTCTGTAATCGTGGCAGCATCCGCGCAGTCAATAAAGACCTCTTTTGCAAATCCCCAGTCCTTGCGGCATCTTTCCAGGAATTCAACAAATTTTACCGCTGTATCTGATGGAGCAAGCGGCTGATCCAACTCTTTATTGCTGTAAACTTTTTCGGCTAATGTGATCAGTCTCCTGTCTGTAGTAATGCCCTGGAATATCATTGCAATCGTATCTGGAGATTTGGAAGAGTAAGAAGTGTCCAGACCGCAGGTGAACTTTTTGAATTTTATCTTTCCTGCTGCCATCTGGGTTCTTACCCATTTTTCGGATACTACATGCTTCTTTCGATTGAAATTTGGGAAGATCAGTCCTGTAGCTTTTCCTCTCAGGCCCTCAATCTTGTTCTTGTAGATCTTGGTGCCTTTCGGGGTGTTCTGGATGATCTGTCTCTTCTTTTCTTCCGGAAGTCCGGCGTTATCATCAAAAGAAAAGAACCAGTGGACCCAGCCGGGCTTTGGTTCTTCCTTTAATTCGTCTTTAATCTCCTGTGGCGTGTCCTCTTCCCATTCAGGAAGCGGGCGGCTGCAGTTGATATACTCTTTATACACATCCAGGCTTGGATCATCCGGGTTC